AAATTTATAGAAACTTATATTCCTGACTATGCAGATCGGGAAGAATACAAACGTCTGAAAGACTTGAAAGGGATAATGATTATTGATTATCTCGGAGGAATGGAAACAGAATCTATTCAATCAGCTTTTGAAGAAATCCAGATGCTTCAAAATAGCTTGTTTGCTGAGGCTCTGGATAATTATGCTTATGAGAATCGGCGTTTTGAACTTTTTAAATATGCTATGCACGCGCTTATCTCTAACCCTGTTATCTTCAAAATAATGCAGCAGGGGCATTGTACTTCCAGAAGTACAGCGAGATATGCGGTTGAGATAGCAAATGAGATTGAAAATGAATTGAGGGAAGGGGATACCGGTTATGTATTCGATGAAAACACTCAAAGACGTATTGAGGCGCAAGCCGCCCACTACAAGAGGATCCTTGAAGCACCAGACCCAGAAGTTGATAAAGTAATTGCGGAGTTAAAGGAAGAAGTTAAGAACCAGCCTAAAAACATGACCAGAGAGCAGGAAATAGCCTATATCCTCAAAGGTGCTGACAATGAAGATAGACAGAGAGAAATCAATAAGATTCTGGAAGGAGGCGAAGAATGAGAGCAAGAAGATTTTTAGTATTTCTGCTGTTCGTTATCATTCTGACAAATGCAATTTATCTGTTTTTTGAGTATAGAAAGATGCAGGCAGAAACGAAATATTGGAAGCTGAAACAGGCTTATCTTATCGAGTTAATTGAGCAAGAAAAGAAGGGAGGTCAAAATGAGTAAATCGGATATAATAATCAAGCAATTAGACGGTGGCGGTTTTGATGTTCATTACAATGGGAAGAGTACAGGACTTCTTTGTTTTGATGAAATGCTGGGGACTATTGCTCAACTAACGGTTCCGGAAAATAAGCGTTGTCTTTCATGGTTCAAGACCGATGAAGAGCATGAGACTTGGAGAAAGAAATATAATCCCGTTGATGCCGATTTAGGTACAATCAAATTATTGGAGTGCAAACATGAAAGCGGGAATTAAAAATATGGTCTTTGCCTTTTTCTGTTTGCTTTTATTCTCCTGCAGCAAGTATCAGCAAAGTTCCGGTAAGATAATAGAAAAATTCTACCAGCCGGAAAAAGACTCAGCTTTCGTAATTCCGGTTATCAACGGTTTATCCAGAGAGATGAAGAGTTTTTCTTCTCCTGAATCATGGAATCTGATTCTAAATAATGGCGCAGAGATAGACACGATCTCTGTGAAGAGAGAAATCTTTGAAAAGGTGAAGGTTGGTGATAATGTGATTATTTACTCGAAAATAAAATAGCAATGAACGATTATATGGAATTTCTGAAAACAAAGCAAACCGCTATTCAAGAAAGCGGATTTGAAGTGAGTGAGAACGAAATGAACGGTATATTATTCCCGTTTCAAAAATATTGTGTTAAACGTGCCCTGAAAGCTGGTAGATTTGCCATGTTTGAGGATTGCGGACTTGGAAAGACAATACAACAGCTTGAATGGGCTGATAAGGTTCAGAAGCATATTAACAAGCCTATCCTTATCCTTGCTCCTTTAGGTGTTATCGGGCAGACTATCAAGGAAGGCGCAAAGTTTGGTTATGAAGTAACGGAATTGGGGCTTACTGTTTTTGACCAAGATTTAAAAGCCGGTATTTATATCACCAATTATGACAATATGGAAAATATAGATGCCTATCTTTTTGGTGGGGTTATTCTTGATGAAAGTTCTATTCTAAAGAATTTTGCCGGAAAAACAAAACAGGCGTTGATAGATAGTTTCAAAGATATTCCCTATAAATTGTGTTGTACCGCAACGCCTTCTCCCAATGATACTACCGAATTATGTAATCATGCAGAGTTTTTGAATGTGATGACACGTAATGAGATGCTTGCTATGTATTTTGTTCACGATGGCGGTTCAACTTCCGATTGGCGTTTGAAAGGTCATGCAAAACAGGAATTCTGGGATTTCGTATCAACATGGGCTGTGATGCTGAGTAATCCCGGAGATATAGGCTTTGATAATATCGGATATAATTTGCCTCCTTTAAATTTGATTGAAGAGTATATCCAGACGGATAAGACTGATAACGGAATGCTCTTTAATGATGTGGCGGTTTCGGCTACCGATTATCATAAAGAACTTCGCAATACTTTGAATAAACGTCTGGATAGGGTTGCTGAAATAGTAAATAGTTCTTCTGATAGCTTCATTGTTTGGATAGGACATGATGAAGAAGGGGAATACTTGAAAAATTTGATACCGGATGCGATAGAAGTCAAAGGGAGCGATAATAAAGGCTTCAAGAAAGAAAAACTATTAGGTTTTGGCAATGGAGATTTCCGAGTTTTGATAACCAAGCTAAAGATAGCTCAATTCGGATTGAATTATCAGAATTGCCACAATCAGATATTTGCTTCGCTTGATTTCTCCTTTGAATCGACTTATCAGGGCATTCGCCGTTCCTATCGTTTCGGGCAAAAAGAGCAAGTCAATATCTACCTGATAATTACAGACACGATGCAAAATGTTCGTAGGTCTTTTGATGAAAAACAGAAGTTGTTCAATGAAACACAAAAGGCTATGACTCAGGCTATGAATAGAAATATCAATCATAAAATAAAACTTGCTAAGATGGAAGTAGATAAGAGTTATCAATCTGAGTATTGCGATATACGGCTGGGGGATTGCGTTCAACTAATGAAAGACGTACCAGATGAAAGTGTCGGCTTTTCAATATTCTCACCTCCCTTCGCTGAACTTTATACTTATTCCGATAAGCTGGAAGATATGGGGAATTCCAAAGACTATAAAGAGTTTTTCACCGCTTTCAAATTCTTGGTAAAAGAGTTGTACCGTGTCATGTGGAGTGGTAGGAACGTAGCGGTTCATTGTATGGATTTGCCTATTCAGAAAGGCAAAGAAGGGTATATCGGTTTGCGTGATTTTTCAGGAATGATACTTCAGGCGTTTGCAGAGGCTGGATTTATATATCATTCTCGTGTAACCATCTGGAAGAATCCCGTAACCGAAATGCAACGCACCAAAGCACTTGGTTTGCTGCATAAGCAGGTGAAGAAAGATGCTGCTATGAGCCGTGTCGGTATTCCGGATTATTTGATGGTATTCAGAAAAGAAGGGGCACACGATCATCCTGTACATTGCGATATATCCGTAGATACTTGGCAGAAATACGCTTCTCCGGTATGGATGGATATAGACTACTCCAATACGCTTAATGCTGCAAAAGGTAGAGATGAGAATGATGAGAAGCATATTTGTCCTTTACAACTTGGTACTATTGAACGTGCTATAACTCTTTGGAGTAATCCGGGAGATACGGTACTCACTCCTTTCTTGGGAATCGGCTCTGAGGTTTTTCAGTCTATAAAAATGAATCGTTTCGGAAAGGGATTTGAATTGAAAGAAAGTTATTTCAATGAGTCTATTAAAAATTGTAGGCTTGCAGAGATGGAAAAGAAACAACAACGATTATTTGAGGCAATGTAATTATGAAGATAATTAGAATATCAACAACTTTTAAAGAGTTGAAGGAAGATGTGAAAAATAAGCTAAAGTGGTTTATAGCACCTAAAAGACGAAGCCATAACGCTGCTGTTCTTCGCAAATTAGAAAAAGAGATATGTGCTGAACTAAATAGCGGATATTGGGGGAATGACATCTCCAAATATATGCGCAAGAAACTCACGATGGGGTTTCCTAATGGAAAAATAAATAGACTAATCAATAAAGCGTATAAAGAACTAATCTGAAATATTATGAGTAAAATAGATTTGAAGGCTCTCAGAGATAGAGCATATAAAATAGCCTGTAATCATGGATTCCATGATAAAGAATTGAGTAATGAACATTGGTTCTGCCTTGTGATTAGCGAATTGATGGAAGCGGTTGAAGCGGATAGAAAAGGCAAAAGAGCGAATGTAGCCTTATTCAAGGAATGGCAAGGTAATAACTTACCGGTTTCGGAAGAAACCCGAATAAGAAGGTTTACAGAAGATTTTGAGGAGTTTATCAAAGATACCGTTGAAGATGAACTATCCGATGCTGCTATTCGTCTACTTGATTTATCCGGCTTGAGAGGTTTAAGCCTTGATTTAGCAATGAAAGATATGAAAAACGGCATTGATGATATGGCAGAAGCCTGCAAAGATGAGACGTTCACGGAGAGCGTATATAGTATATCTACTCTTCCAGTAAGGTATGACAGTTTATATGATTTTGCCACAACTGTAAACGATATGCTTATGTCAATTTTCGGATTTGCTCAACACCTCGGCATAGATTTACATTGGTTCATTGAGCAAAAGATGAAGTATAATGAACTTAGACCTTTGAAGCATGGCAAAAAATATTAAGAAAAGAATACAGAGCTTTATTGAATGTGGTAAAGGAGAACAAGGATGTTTTTTTATTCTCTATTTCAGCCGGATTCCTGAAAGAAGTTTGGCGATAACTTGGTTCAAAAACAGAAAGCGTCATTTCGGTAGATTTAAAAACCGCTTCTTCATAGGAAAATTATCTTTTGATTATAGTGTTTTACCATTCTGAATTAAATAATTATGAAACAATTTAAGGGTAAAGTTTCAATAGCAGGGAAAGAATACACCTGTGAAGTAATTAACGGGGTTAGATATATAGACGGTGTAACGGCATATGAATTTGCTAAACGGCTTTCTACAATGGAATTCATTGAACTTTCAGAAGTAGGTTCTAAGGCTTTAGAGGCAGAAATAGAAAATCGTAAGTTTTCTCCAAATTTTATGTATGAAGAGATAAGACATTCTAAAAATTGAACAGTATGCTGACCGATAACGGATTAATGCCCTATGGTAAATATAAGGGTACAAGAATGGAAGAAGTTCCGGCTTCATATCTTCTTTGGCTGTATGATAATGAAAAATGCAGTACCGATGTGAAAAAATATATTGAGGATAATATGGACGTTCTTAATGAAGAGATTAAACGCAATAGTAGAAATTATTAAATATCTGATAATATGAGTAATACGATAATTTATTATGCTAAGAAAAAGCAGCAAGAATCTGAAAAGCAATATTGGAAAAGTTTTTCAGAGATAGGTAATTCATGGCGTGGTGCTATGTTTTTCTGGAGATATATTGAGGAAAAATATCTTCCCTCACTCCCTAAATTGGATTGGATGCGTAAAGAGGATGAAAGTTATGTTTCCCGTTTCACAATGTCTATGTGTAGAAAAGAAAGCAATCTAAATGATGTTTGGGGATTATTCTCAGACAAAAGATTATCAAGAAACGAGAGGATTGTTTTAGGCACTACTCTTGATCGTGGCTATCTTCTTTTTGAAGATATACCTTACGTTGTGAATGCTTTGAATGAGGTCTCTGCGGAGATGGGAGGTAATAATAGCCTTGCTGAACAGGCTGGCGCATTGAACTGTCTCTACATCCATCACAAAGATGTTTTTTGTGTCGTTTGGCTTCAAACAAGCGTTTCCTGTATGGGAGATGTTCACGGTGAATATTTTGGAGAAAAAGAAATGTGGAATATCATCACTGATGTTGATGAAGTAGAAAAGAATATTAATTCAGAAAAAAACTAATATTATGGGTTCAAGAACAAACTTCGGAATTGCCGTATATCACTATGATGATTTATCAAATATTTGTGTGATTATGCCCTCTCTATCAATGAAATATTTCTATCCTAAAGATGTTCAGAGGGGAATAGTTGATAACGTGAAAATTGATATAAATGAAGTGCTGAAAGATGTTAGCGGATGGGAAGGTGATTCTTCTCGGATTACTCATCAAGAATACCTCCCTACGATTATAGTATTACAGGGAGAGGATAGCACAAGAGGCTCATTCGTATTCAATTATCTTCTGGTCGGTGGTCGGGTATATTATCGGCTATTCCCTTTTGATATATATAAAACCGTGAATATTGAAGAGGTTGAAGATTCACTCTGGAAAGAAGCTAAATCCGGCATTTCTATCGCTCATACGGAAGAGCATGAAGCTCTCAGGAAGAATATTCTCTTAGGATTATAAATCAACGTAAAATCAACGGATTATGGAAAAGATGAAAACTTATGTGATAACCCTTTCAAAAAGATTTATGAAAGGTCATCCACGAGCCGGAGAACCTACTCGCTTCCGGTGTAAATTTTTCATGGGAAGAGCTTTTTGTGATGCTTGTGTGTGTAATTGTGGGTATGATGGCACAATTAATAATCGGTCATGTAGCCGGAATGCAATAATAGAGAATGGGAAACTTTGCAATTCTCCTAAGATTCATACTATCAGGGGGAATTTTCCTTTTTGGGAAAAAAGAATTAAAGAAGTTCAAGAAGGGAAAGCTATTCTCTCTATCCGGCAATGGACGGGTGAACCATATAAGAGTAAACAGGAGGTTTTAATAAATCTTTCTCAGAAAGACGGGGTCGGAATTCAGAAACTTGAATATGACCAGATGTTAGGCTGGTTCATAGATGATACGGATTCTGATATTACGTCCGAAGCGATAGCCGGGAATGATGGTCTCTCTTTCAAAGATTGGCAAGCATGGTTTCCGAAGGCTAAGAACTCTGAACCGATGGCTATCATACACTTTACAAGTTTTCGGTATTGATTAACTAAGGCTTTCAAAGGCTTTATAAACCCTTTAAAAGATATGGATAAGACTGAGCGAATGACTGCTGCTCAATATAGAGATTTCGTTAACTCAAAGAAAAATAAGATTCCTGAGAAGAAAGCAAAAACTTCTGTTTCCGGTAAACCTGTTAAGAAGAAAAGCCTCAAGTATGGAAATAAGAAGATCGTAAATGAAATGGGAGTTTTTGATTCTACAAAAGAGTATAACATTTATCTGAAATTGCTTCAACGGGTGAAGATGGGTGAAATAACCGATTTGCATAGACAGGTTGAATTTGTTCTCATTCCTACTCAATATGAAACGGTCATTAAACAACTCAAGACAAATAGTAAAGAGGTTCACAGGGTAAAAGAGCATGGTGTTAGTTATTTTGCTGATTATGTCTATTTTGATGTGAAATCTCAAAATAAAGTGGTTATTGATGTGAAAAGCGAAATCACCCGAAAGAACGCTTACTACATTCTGAAACGTAAATTGATGCTCTTTCTGCATAATATTTCCATTGTTGAGCTATAAAAGTATATTTTTTTAGATAAAAGTGCTGTTAATGACAGCACTTTTGTTATTTTTGTCCCAAACAAATTTATTTCAGTATGGAGACAAAGAATATTTCAATTTCCAAACTTCAATTAAACGAGGGACAAATAACCGGTTTGCCCCGGAATCCTCGCTTTATTAAAGACGAACGCTATGAGGCTTTAAAGAAATCCATTCAAGATGACCCTGAAATGCTTGAGCTTCGTGAATTGCTTGTTTACCCTTTCAAGGGTAATTTTATTGTTATTGGTGGTAATATGAGACTGAGAGCTTGCAAAGAACTCGGTTTTAAAGAAATGCCCTGTAAGGTTATAGATGTTAATACTCGTGTTGAAAAACTAAGGGCTATATCAGTGAAAGATAATGTTTCTTTCGGTGATATTGATTGGGATGCACTCGCTAATGAATGGGATTTAGCCGAACTTCAAGACTTCGGGCTTGATACTTCGTTTCTGGATGATGCTGATTCCAATATTGATGCGTTATTTGATGAGAATCCTGAAAAAAAGGAAAAAGAGCAAAAACCCGTTGTTTGCCCTCATTGCGGGAAGAACATATACGATTTACCGGAGAAAGATTTAGTTACACCTCCAAATGATTAGAAATGACAATCTATTTAGCTGGTGGTATAACCGGAAATATTAACAAGTTATGGAAAGAGTATATGAATCTTTATTTAGCTGGAACATATTCTCGCTCTTATTGCATTGAGCAAGCTATGAACTTATATTTAGCAGGAGTACAAGGTAAGGCAAAGGGTTTTGTAATTCATCCAGAACCTTCAAAGTTATTCATATTGGAATCTTTCTATTATATGGATGATTGGATGCCGAAACTAATCAATCAGTTTGGTTCATTCCTTCTTGATTCCGGGGCTTTTACCTTCATGTCTAATGCGAAGGTTAAAGTTGATTGGGATGAATATGTTACCCGATACGCAAACTTTATTATTCAGAATGATATAAAGCTCTTTTTTGAACTCGATATTGATAGTGTTGTAGGTCTCAAAGAAGTGGAAAGATTGCGTTTGAAACTTGAGACGATGACAGGAAAGAAATGTATTCCGGTCTGGCATTATACCAGAGGAAAAGAGTATTTCTTGAAAATGTGTGATAATTATCCCTACGTTGCTATCGGTGGTCTGGTAACGAAAGAACTTCCTCTTAAAACTATGGAGAAATATTTCCCATGGTTCATTTCAGAAGCTCATAAAAGGGGCTGTAAAATTCATGGTTTGGGATATACCAATCTGAACGGCTTGAAACGATTCAAGTTTGATTCGGTGGATAGTACCGCATGGCTATATGGTAATCGTGGGGGCTTTGTTTATAAGTTCAATCCGAAAATAGGAACAGTTGAAAAAATTAGTGCCCCAGCTGGGGCACGGCTTCACGCCCGTGAAGCCGCAATTCATAACTTCAATGAGTGGGTTAAATTCCAGAGATATGCAGAAAATCATTATTAACTAATCATTTATAATCGCATGAAAGATAGTTTGATTATAGTTTCAGGAGGCATGGATAGCATTACTCTCCTGCACGAATATTCAAGGGATATTGCGCTGGCAGTATCTTTTGACTATGGTTCAAAACATAATGCCAAAGAAATTCCATTTGCCAAACTCCATTGTGAACGGCTTGGAATAAAGCATATTGTTATCCCATTGGCTTTTGTGAATGAGCATTTCAAAAGCTCTCTTTTGAAGAGTGGTGATGAAATACCGGAAGGACACTATCAAGCCGACAATATGAAAAGCACTGTCGTTCCCTTCCGCAATGGAATAATGCTCTCTATTGCTGCCGGATTAGCAGAAAGCAATGATCTTCTAAAAATTCTTATTGCCAATCATAACGGAGATCATGCTATATATCCTGATTGTAGAGCGACTTTCATTGATTCTATGAACGAAGCCGTTTCGTATGGCACATATAAGAATATCAAAATCTTTGCTCCTTATACCGGAATATCAAAAGCGGATATAGCCAGACATGGAAAAGAGCTTGGTTTGGATTATGCCGAAACATGGTCATGCTATAAGGGAGGGGAAAAACATTGCGGAAAGTGCGGTACTTGCATTGAGAGAATTGAAGCTCTCAAAGATGCAGGAATCATGGATTTAACAGAGTATCAATTATAAATTAAAAGCTATGTACACAGTAATGAAAAGAATGGAAATTTCAGCATCTCACAGCTTGAAATTATCCTATCAAAGTAAGTGTGAGAATCTTCACGGGCATAATTGGATTGTTACCGTGTGGTGTCGGGCGAGAAAGCTGAATCGGGACGGAATGGTAGTAGATTTTACCCATATCAAAGAAAAGATTCAGAAGGAACTTGACCACAAGAATTTGAATGAGGTTTTGCCGTTCAACTCAACTGCTGAAAATATGGCTAAGTGGATTACTGAACAGATACCCGAATGCTATAAGGCATCAGTACAAGAATCAGAAGGAAACATTGCCGTTTATCGTGTGGATGGAGAAGATAGGGAGGAATTATAACATAAAAAAACAGAAAGTTATGAAAAAGTACATTGGAACAAAACAGATTGAAGCTAAAACTATGACAATGGGTGAAGCTGACAAAAACGGCTTTATCGCAGTAGGTGAAAGATTATCAAAAGATCAACAGTCTATTGAAGGTTATCATGTGAAGTATGATAATAATATTGAGTCATGGATTCCTAAAGAAGAGTTTGAAAAGACATATAAACCTGCTGATTCTTTCCTCGATCGTTTGATAATTGAAGATGCGGAGTTGAGTGAAAGATATGATAAATGTAACGACTTTGTTAATTCAGAGAAATTCAGAGAAGTTGTAAAGGAAGATTATCCGGCTTTTTTGCTCTATCTACAAAGGGAAGCTATGGGGAGCTATCTTGGTACACTTCATAACCGCATTGAATATGCAAATGGTGCAAAGCAGGAGTGTGATACCCTTTATTCTTTTGGGGAAGCAATTAAAGCGTTGAAGTTCGGTCTTGCTATCCGAAGAAAAGGCTGGAACGGAAAAGGTTTGTTCGTTATAAAACAAGTTCCGGCTCATATCGAAAGCAATATTATCCCTAATATGCAGTCGCTTCCTCAATCCGCTAAAGACCTTATTCTGAAAAGTAAGGGTTTTGTAGACTATACTTCACAATGCCTTATCTATAACGAAAATACCGGTCGTGCCGATTCATGGGTTCCATCTATCAGTGATGTATTTGCAGAAGATTGGGAAATAGTTCTTGCTTAATTGAGAGATGTAAATATGAAAAAGATAAATGAGATTTTTTATAGCATACAAGGCGAGGGGTTTCATACGGGAACTCCTGCCGTCTTTGTACGTTTCTCTGGTTGTAATTTAAAATGCTCTTTCTGTGATACAAAACATGAAGAGGGACAATTCATGTCAGACGAAGAGATATGCTCGGAAATCGCAAAGTATCCGGCAAAAATGGTGGTTCTAACCGGAGGCGAACCTTCCCTTTGGATTGATGAGGCTTTTCTTCGTGAAGTTCATAAAGTTGTTCCCTATATCGCTATCGAAACGAACGGAACAAGAGAGCTTCCTTCTTTCGGCATTGATTGGATAACATGCTCTCCCAAACATGGGAAGGGTTCTAAACTGAGAATTGGTTCTGCCGATGAGTTGAAAGTTGTCTATGAAGGTCAGGACGTATCAGGGTATTTGAATTTTCCGGCTGCTCATTATTATTTGCAGCCCTGCGATATTCAGGATGAAGAACTCAATAATGATAACCTCCAGATGACTATTAAACATATTCTTGATAATCCGATATGGAGGCTCAGTTTGCAAACTCAAAAAATTACCAAAGTAAAATGAAAAAGAAAAGAAGACTAACTCCGAAGCAGATGGAAAAGCGCATTGTCGATATTCTGGAATTTATCGGAGAAGATATTTCCCGGGAGGGGTTAATTGATACTCCTTCCCGAATTGTCCGGTCATGGGAAAGGCTTTACGGGGGATATAATCAAGACCCTGCCGATATTCTGAAAACCACATTCAAAGAAGGTTCATGTGCTGAAATGGTGATTCTCAAGAATATAGAATTTTATTCTACTTGCGAACATCACATGCTCCCGTTCTTTGGCAGTATATCAATCGGTTATTTGCCGGATAAGAAGGTGGTAGGGGTTTCAAAACTTGCCCGATTGGTTGAATGCTTTTCCCGTAGAATGCAGATTCAGGAGAGAATGACGAAAGATATTGCTGATTGCATAATGAATATTCTGGGGGCTCGTGGGGTAATGGTGGTTTGTGAAGCAAAACACTTATGTATGGTTGCTCGTGGAGTTGAAAAGCAGAATTCTGTAATGGTAACGTCTGCTGTTCGTGGGGTTTTCAAAGAGGATTCAGTAGTCAGGAATGAGTTTTTGAAATTGATTGAAAAGTAGAAGTTTAGGTTATGAAATTCGCAAAGGGAAATAAACTGGGAAATCGCTTTTCTTCGGAAAACCAACCTCCAAAAGAGAGGGTAGGAAGAAAACCAAAGGCTATAAAGCAGCTTGAGGCTATCGTGAAAGAGAAATTCGGTATCACTCTTACAAAAGACGATAAATACCAAATTCTTGAGTGGATTCTTGAACGCTCTGCGAATGACCTGAACAATATAATCAATAACAAAACGCTTCCTATTTTCATCGTAAATATCGCTCGTGCTATCGTAACTGATTCCAAAAAAGGAAGGACGAATACCGTTGAGATGCTGTTTGATCGCTTTTTCGGTAAAGCTATTCAGGTTCAAGAATTGACGGGGAAAAATGGCACTCCATTAGTTCAGCAATTATCTGATGAAGAATTAGAGAAACGAATCAAACGATTTTCTGAGATTGTGAATAATGGCAAATAACTCGGATGAGATACAGGCAAAGATTGAGTTAGAGATACTATTGCATGAACAGGCGAGAAGGCTTGCACGGACTGATTTTCCAGCTTATATGCAATATGTGAATCCGGCTTATCAAATGATGTGGTTTCACCGTCATATAGCTGAGATGTGTCAGAAGCTACTTGATGGAGAAATTACTCATTTGATGGTCTTTGTTCCTCCCCAGCATGGGAAATCTGAGATTGTCAGTCGGTTGTTTCCATCTTTCGCTTTAGGCGTGAACCCTTCTTTGAAAATTATCGGTGCTTCTTATTCTGGAGACCTTGCTCAAAAGTTTTCAGGTTCGATTCAAAGATATATTGATTCCAATGAATACAGAGAGTTATTTCCTGATACTTATCTAAACGGAACTCCCGGCTGTGATAACATGAAGGGATATACCAGAAATGCGGATTACTTTGAAACGATTGGTAAAGGTGGATTTTATAAAGCTGTCGGGGTTGGTGGCTCTTTGACCGGAACTCCGGCTGATATTGGCATTATTGATGACCCTGTAAAGGATAGAAAAGAGGCTGATTCGGAGACTTTTCGTAATAGTACATGGGATTGGTACACGGATGTTTTTCTAACTCGTTTGCATAATGATTCAAAGCAAGTTCTCATTATGACCAGATGGCATGAAGATGATCTTGCAGGAAGAATTTTGAAAAGCGAGCCGGGAAAGTGGACGATTTTAATGCTTCCGGCTATCAAAGAAAATAATGATTATCCTTATGATATTAGGGAGATTGGAGAAGCTCTTTGGGAGCAAAAACATTCACTTGCTCGTCATCGTGAAATGGAAGCCCGTTCCGGTAGAACTTTTGCGGCTTTATACCAGCAAAGACCTATCATCAACGGTGGTAATATTGTAAAAAGAGATTGGTTTCAGATTATTTCTCGGTCTCTGTTTGAGAGTATCAGCCGAAACAGTCCGATTCACTTTTTTCTTGATACGGCTTTTACGGAAAAGAAAGCAAATGACCCTACGGGTATAATAGCCGCTTGTAAGGTCGGAAATGATATATATATCAGTAAGGCAAAGAAGGTATATATGAAATTCCCTGACCTGATAAGATTCATTATCAGCTTTACAAAAGCTAATGGTTACACGTATAGCAGTACAATAAGGATTGAGCCTAAAGCTAACGGTATATCGGTAATAGACCAACTAATAGAGAAAACCGGATTGAATGTAACTAAAACGCCTACTCCAGAAGATGACAAGGCTACGCGGTTAAACGCTGCATCTCCTTCGATTGAGTGCGGTCATGTTTTTTTGGTTGAGGATGTTTGGAATGAGGAATTCATGGATGAGATATGTGGTTTCCCTGCTAAAGCTCACGATGAATTTGTCGATTTGATAGGTTATGCTGAAAACTTCTTTTTAGCAGGAGAGGAAAGCGGTCTTTCAGCAGAAGAAATGGCAGATATTTTGTAATATTTAATTTTAAAAATTATGGAAATCAACGAGATAATGATGCTGAATGACCCGACTGTGGTCTATCGCAAGTTGACGAGAAAAAAGAGTTTTAGTATTCCTTTTGAAACTACGGAATCAGAATTCAATCCCTATACTCATAAGGTAATGAATCCTCTTTACCGGAAAAAGAAAACGGTTAAAGTAGGTACTGGAAAAATAGACCAGACCACCGGAAAAGAGATATTCAAAGAAAGGAAGATTGATGTTTGTCGTGTTGCCGTTCCGGTTCAACGTGCTATCGTGAACCGTACTACGGGCTTTATCTTTGGTATTCCGGTAGAATATAAATTGAAGAAAGGCTCAGAATCTAATGAAGAGAATAAGAAGTTATACGAAAGCGTGATTGACGTTTTCGATGATAACAAAATGCGGTATTTCGATAAGAAATTAGCCCGTGCCGTATTCAGAGAAAGGGAAGCAGCCGAATTATGGTATTATACTCTCGGAAAAGACGGAAAGCCAAAGGATATGAAGGTGAAACTTCTTTCTCCTTCTCGTGGTGATGGATTATACCCTCATTTTGATTCTTATGATCGGATGGATGGTTTCGCAAGAACCTATACCACGCTTGACGAAGAAGGGGTTTCATTGAAACACTTTGATGTATATACTGATAGGTTGGTTTATAAGTATATAGGTGATAAAAGGGATATGAAATTGGTCGGCACTCCCAAACCTCACGGGTTTACCAAAATTCCTATTATTTACTATAGACAAGAAGAAGCTGAGTGGTCTCAAGTTCAACCTGTTATTGAGCGAATTGAGACCGTTATTTCAAATTGGGGTGATACTAATGATTATTTCGGTTCTCCGTCATATTTCTTCAAAGGCAGAATGAAAGGTTTTGCCGAAAAAGGAGAACCGGGTAAGGTATATCAGGGAGAAGATGAGAAAACCGAAATGAAGGTGCTTTCATGGGATTCTTCACCGGAAAGCGTGAAGGGCGAACTTGGTAATCTTTTCAATATCGCTTTCTCATATACACAAACTCCCGATATTTCTTTTGAGAGCATGAAACAACTAAATGGCAATACTTCTGGTATCGCTATACAACTAATGTTTACCGACCCTCACATGAAAGCTGATGATAAATTAGAGCTATTCGGAGAGATGTTTACCCGCCGTTGTAATCTGGTGAAGAATGGAATAGTTACCACCGGACGAGAAAATTCTAAAGCAATTCCTGAGCGTATTGAAAAGGCTACAAAGATTGAGCCTAAGTTCACTCCGTACATGCCTAAAAATATGAAGGAAATCATTGAAATGCTCGTTACTGCCACAGGTGGAAAGGCTATCATGTCTCAGAAAGAAGGAGTTTCTCATAATGAAATGCTTGCTAATCCGGATGAGGATTACAAACAGATTTTAAACGAGAAACAGGATGATGATTTTGAGGATATTATGGGGTCTGCTAAAGAATAGTTTGCTATGGATAAGGGAAAAGATAAAGAGCTTTTGAAGTATGTACTTCAATTAGACAAGAAGATAACGGCTATCTATGAACAGGCAGTTGATGAGGTGGCAAAGATTGGCGGTTCTATTAATTCTGTCAGCCCTGAGAAGCTATTTTCTTTTTCCGATTATCCACAAACAAGTAAACGGATGAGAATGCTTCTTTTATCAATGACCAATAAATTATGCAAAGCTATTGAGGTCGGAGTAAAAGGAGCGTGGGAATTATCAGAGGCAAAGAATGATGAATTAGCGAAGTGGATTAAAATAGATTCTCCCTTTGTGGCAGTTCGTATGAAAGAAGCGAGGAAGGCTTTTCTTGAACGGAGATTAGGTAAAAATGGGCTTGATTTATCTAAAAGGGTTTGGGATTATGCCGATCAATTTAAACAGGAAATGGAACTTGCTCTTGACATTGGGATAGGTGAGGGAAAGACTGCTTCCGAACTGAGCCGTGATATTCGTCAATATCTGAAAGAACCGAATAGGCTTTTTCGTAGAGTTAGAGAAAAACACGGGAATCTTGTTTTATCAAAAGCTGCGAAAGCCTATCATCCGGGACAAGGCGTTTACCGTTCGTCATACAAAAATGCTCTGAGAACTTCTCGGACGGAAATAAATATCTCATATCGGAAAGCTGACGGTGAAAGATGGAGAGCCGAACCTTTTGTTATTGGGGTTGAAATCGCTTTATCCAATAACCACCCACGAAAAGATATATGCGATGTTCTTGCTGGAATATATCCATGTAATTTTGAGTTTACAGGCTGGCATCCTCAATGCTTCTGTCATGCTAAACCAGTCTTTGCTCCGGCAGAAGAACTGAAAGAGATGAGGCGTATGATTCTGGCTGGTGAAGATATATCTGAATATCGCTCTCAGCATCTAATCAAAGAGCCTCCTGCTGCTTTTACTACATGGGTGAAGGGAAATATGCCTTTGATAAAGAAAGCCTCAGAAAAGGGCAAATTGCCCTATTTCCTGAGAGATAATGAATCATTTATTAGTGAACATTTAAAGTCTGCTGCATGATGAAATTCTCCGAAAGGTTTTATAAAGGCTTTCAAAGGCTTACATAAGGATAGGAAATATAAAGAAAGAGAGAGGTGAAAAGCCTCTCTCTATTTTAATGGTATTCCGCAAAGAATCTTCTGGCTGCATCCACCGTTCAAGTAATCAACGGTCATCATTGCTATTGCCCGTCCTTGGGTCGTTTTCAGGGCTTCAATGCCGGAATAATCTGTTTGCTTATTCCTTAGTATCTCCAGAGACTTAGTATAACCTTCTTTGATTGGGGCATTGACGAACTTATTGATAGCCTTTATTTGTAGTTTGCTATCTATCTTTGAAATAGAATCTTCAATATCCTTTTCGGTGGGAATGGGATAATTTTGATTCAAGCATGATGCTATCTTTTCGTAGTCCTTTTTATTCATATTCATTTAAATAATAATTCACCTTCAAATATATCTTCTTTTTATGATTTTGCTCCCCTTTTCGTGCTTTTTCTGACTAATTCAGTCCGTTCTATGGTGCATTTTGCATTTTTGTAAGGCTTTTCTTTGGTTATCGAATGATTCCAAAGGGTTTCGACCTTGCATCCGATCTGCTCGGGCGTGAATTGCTCGTAAATTGCAGAGAGAGAGCCGAAATGAAAATCAGTTTTTCCGTTTATCGGCTCATTGAATATCACTTGGATAATTGGCTCTTTGTTCATGCCTTCTACTTATTTGAATTAATGATTAGGTTGTATAATAGGCATCCAGTGAGTTATACTCTCATCAGTTACATAGCCATTTGTTACAAACCACTTGGCTTTATTATATCCCTTTTTCTTGCGAAGCCATCCTATAGCATAATGTTTAACAGAATCTCTATCATAAAGCAACACTTCCTCCTCTGGTTCTGGTAATCGTTCATTTACGCTTATCCACGGAGATTGCTTCGTCTGCCATTCTGCACCGCACTGAAAATCTTCTATACAATCAATCTTCCGTCTATCATAATTATCTGCATCAACTTCTTTCAAAACATCTTTCCTAAATTTTGTTTTTTCATTGGCGTAATCATACGCTTTTTCTTCTAATGTCTGCTCCATATTATCAGAATTGGATTAATTTTTGCAATTCGGTAACTGCTATCAGATCACGTTCGGCTTTTTGTCTACGGTTTTCGATTGAAGTGTATAGCTTCTCCTTTTCCTTTACAGTAGCAAGCCTCCAATCTGTTATTCCGTCCCACACACCACAAGGATTAACATTGATACCTTCTGAATCTATACACGCATAATCTCTAAATTCACCGTTATTATAGTCTCCTTTTAAGATGGAAATTATATTGTGGGATTCACTTACAAGTATATCCCCGTCTTTGAAATTAGTACCTTCCATAATGTTCCTTTCTATATTATTTTGAGGATTATTTATTATTGATTAGGCGGTTTAACTTCGCCAGAAACATATCTTTTTCGATTGATATACTATTTCCATTTTTATCGACACAATTCTTGTAGAAAGAAAATACATGCTCCTTAGCTTCTTGATACTTTTTCGCATTAATTAATGGTTGGATTTCCTTTTCACAAATAGACGCAAGTTCTTCTCCTCTTTGATCAAGTTCCGAAGAAAGACGGATAACTTCTTTTATTAATTCCTGTTTATTCATGCCTTTATTTACTTTACAAAATATTTGATTGCTCATAATTTGTTCCTTTCTATTCTGTTTTTAGTTATTTATTTTACTGCCTTTTCTGTTCTTTTCTCTGTAAGTGAAGTTTTACTTTTTCTACGTCAAACTCATAGTTTTCGCATTTACTGCTGTTCGTCATAAGAAGAAGCAGAGGAAATAACATTCCATGTTTGCATCCTCTGCCAAATCCATCTGAGGAATACTTACAAGAATCGCATTTATAAATGTCTTGAATACATGCTATGCTCATTTTCCAGCCTCCTTTCTCAATTCTGTTTGTTCAATCAGAAATTTTCTGAAATTATTCTTATACTGACTATGAATGATTTTATACTGCTTTGATAAATTGGGTAATTGCTTGTACCCTTTACCGTATAGGAACTTTGCAACTAATTCGATCTTTTCACGATTATCAAACCCTCTATCTTTGCACATATTCGTAATACACATATTTGCCTTGCTGGTCGGTTTCTTTTCAATCGGTGGTATATATTCTCGCCTACTATGGGTATGCGTTCTTGGATAACCTACTCCATCGCCTAAATACTCACCCGATATATAATCAAATTCTCCGTTTATTATACTATCTGCTATTTCTCCCATAATTTCCTCCTTTTTTCTGATTAAAATGAAAAGTATTTTGCGAGCATTATATCATCCACATTTCCAAGCCTTGCAGCCGGAATCGGTTCTCTCATATATCCAACTTGTAGAATACCACGGAAACAAGAATTACCGTATTCTATTAACTTCTCTTTTTGTTGTGCAGTCAAAGGAATTAGCTTTTCGTTAAGCCTTATTCGGTTATACCCATCATAAAGAATATGATTTCCGTGAACCTTTACCCATCCATTTTTCTCTAACCAACGGTCGGGGTTCTCTCTTATGTCTTTTCTATTTTCCGTAATAGGTATGATTTTAGCCATTAAAAGAGCATCCGCAATCTGATTATGTAGCATATTAGAAATACTTCCGTTAAGAGCGTAATAATCACCGGTAGGAGAGAGCCAGCCAGCAGACCAACCTTTTGTTATATCAACAGGCTTGATGCCAGAGCCTAATGTTTCTTTGATATTTCTTTCATTTTTGATGAAATCATCAACCATTTTCATTTGAATTGTATTCTTTCTTATGAATGATTCCACTAACTCATCTCCGGTCATTAATTCCATTAGTTCAGTACTCAAATTTCTTACAGGTTCTGGAAGAATCGTGAAACCGTCTGGAATATAATCAGGGTAAACTTTATATAGCCATTCTATAACAGAAATAACCCTGAATGATTCTTCCAGAAAGTTTTTTATACCCACGATACAATATTTGATACTGCTTATTACATCATCATCAATCTCAATGAGGTTTTCAGCATCTCCATCATAAAAGTATTTGATGAGATATTCATATTTTACGGTGAAATCAAATTTACCTCTGTTTTTGATGATACAGTTTCTCAACTCTGTGAGTGATTCTTTCCAGCCTGTGGCAGTGTCAATTATTTGTAGGAGTTTTTCTGCTGACCATTTCTCTATATCCAGTAATGGATATTCTTTGTGTATTACCGGATGGTAAACAACACCGTTTAAACTAACTCCGTCTTTATCGGTAAAAAGTATAATTTTTCCGATGAGAATATCTAAAGCCGTTTGTGTTTCGCAACCAATGAGAGAATCTTTGATAGTTCTGAGAGCTTTCTCTGGATTTAAAGAATATAATAAATGCTCTCTTGCAATGGTTACGATTAATTGCCCTGCGCCTTCTCCTAACGTAAATCCTACTTCCATGTTATTTGCCCTTTGTTTTGATATTCTGAATCTCTGGTTTCTCATCTCTTATCAACTGAATCCAATTAATTGAACCTGTTTGAATCTCTTCTCCCAATTTGAAGGATATTGAACCCTGAGTGAAAGGAAGGTTTTCAGCTTGGAATAACTTCTTTGTATTAGCATAGAAATGCTTTGAGGCGAAATGAACCGGAATAGCATTCTCATCTTTCTTATCTTTTACGTTGATATAGAATTCATTGTTGTCTCCTGCTGCTAAACTGATGAATTTATCTGTGGTGATTCCTAATTTCTTCACTGCTCCGGCAGATAATACGAGATTGCCACTTTTATATACTGAAACGATTGCCTTATCTGAACTTGATGTTAACATTCTCAGTTTTATTTCTTTCTTATTTGCTTCCATGATTATATACTGTTTTATATAGATTACTTTGATTTTAAAAGACTTTTGCATGGGGAGTGATAATTTCCACTCCCCAAATTTATAATTGATTAATCGAGTTTGACGCGATTCATTAACTGACCTGAAATCTCATGTAATTCTCGTGAACGAGCTGGTTCTTGTTCTCTGGCAAATGCCGTGATTCCTTGAGTGAGCTTCCAGAGGGTTGCGCCACCGACTACCCCGTCATCGGGATTGTTGTTCATTAATAATTTTTCAACCTCTCGGCTTTCATGTTTCAGGAGAGAACCTTTTTGAACTAAGCTCTTTAGCTCTTTGTCAAAATCAACATCAATCTCCGAAGCTCCCTGAATCTCAATAGCTTTTTGCCATATTGTTTCTTTACCGTACAACCCTTTTGTAAGGTCTCTGATAGCGGAAACCGTTGCTTTTGTATCAAGTTCATAGGTTTTCTTTGATAATGCGATTGAATCTGGTAGACGTGAGCCAATATGTACCTGTCGCATAACCGATTCGCGTACCATACCATTCAGGCAAGCACCATTCAAGAGGAAAGAACGCATATCTACTGAACCGTCTCCATAATCGGAGGTGCTGAACCTTGCTCCTGCGAAGATGGTTACAATTCCGTTCTTCTTTGTAGGTATTTCAATGGGGGTAGGGAGAATCGTTTCACACCAGACTTTTGTATCACTCATATAGGCGTCAGCCATAACCGCACCTTGATTTCCGGCTTCCGTCATAAATGCAGTAAGAATATCTACTGAATTAAGTCTCCGGTATGAATCAGAAAGTACGCCTCTGACTTCTTGCCCTACGGCGCGGATGAGAACACGAGTTCTTTGCGTCCAACCAGAATGTTCGTTGAGGATAGTAGCACATAGTTTTCTTTGCCATTCATCACCAGCCGCAAGTTCTCGGAGATATTTAGCCGGAATATCCATTTTTCCGGCGATTTGATTCACTGCGTTATCATGTAGGCTGAATTCACCTTCTGGCATATTCATTAACACATGACCGTTTGCGGAGAAGTTGATAACCGGTTGACGGTCGTTCATTCTTAGGTTTACTCCTATCGGTGCTATAAAGTCCTGAGCGATTTTTCCTTCTTCAAGCAAACGGGAAATTGCGCTTTCAACTCCCGGACGTTTGCCCTCAATCATCTTTTGCACCTTATTGATTACTACTTGGTTTAAACCTGCTTGTTTCTCGTTGATTAACATTGTTGTTGCTTCCATAATTTTGATTATTTAAAATGTTTATATTATGCAGGGCTTTCGCCCTGTTGATTAATAACATTTGTTTAATTCGTGTTGCTTGAAGCGAAATCCACTAACTATTTGCATTGCTTCATTAATCGAAAAAGACATTAACCGATCACAAGGCAATCCATGGTCTCCGTGTGGGTCGATGAAATGAAAACATGCACCCGAACCATCTTTGTAGAACTCTATTCTTAAGCATTTTCCGTTATCAAGGGCTTGACGAACCTTCTCAATGTTTGCATATGTCTCTGGATTTACGTTCAACCCCGTTCTTGCTGTAAATTCTTGCTGTGTCATAATCGTATATCTTTTTAATTATTGCTTTATGATTATTTAACTATGCACCAAAGATAATGGGCTGTTTTGAATAGACCAAATATTTTAAAGAGAAAATAAACGAATTAGTTAATATTTACCGGATTTTAAACCGTTGTTATGTTTGTTAATAAACTTATCAGTTAAAAATTATAATGCTGCTAATAGCAGTATTAATGAAGTATTTTTATATATTTGTCCCAAATAAATTATCAGTGAATATGGATAAATCAAGAGTATTAAATCTACTGAAACCCAGAATCAAAAGTAAGGGGTTCGGTAAAGAGACAGTAGAGGGTCTGGCTGACCTAATCGGCAAGAACCTCAACGATGATGCTTCGGATGAAGACGTAAATAACGCTATCAGCGGTATTTTGCCTTATACGGACTTGATGCAGAGTGAAAATAATCGCTATGCTACCATCATCGAAGAAAAGTATAAAAACAATCCTTCTTCTAATCCTCCGGCTACGCCTCCTGCCAATGACCCAACCCCGTTGAATGATGAGGCTGTAAAGAAAATGATTGATGATGCATTAGCACCATACAAGCAGAGGGAAGAAGAGCAGAGATTGAGAAATACTCTGTATCTCCATGATAAAGTGAAAAACATTCCTGATGTATTCCGTAGTAAATATTCTGTCTCAAAAGAAGAAGATATTGAAACTGTTGCCGCACAGATTGAAACGGATTATTCTCAGATGAAACAGGAATTGATTAAAAGCGGAGAGTTCGCGGAACCTCCAGCTACTGGTAATTCTTATGGCACTTCGGATGACTTTATCTCTTCTTTACGGGAGATGCCTAATCCGAATGCTAAGTAATTAATTTCTAATAATTAAACAGTATGGAATATCAAATTATTGATGCAACAACCGTACAGGAAGGTGTTTGGGATGAGAAAACTTGTATCAGAGAGGATGCAGGTATCTCCATTGATAAAACGAACCTTCCGGCTAATATGGCTTACCTTCCGAAAGGTTCTCCTATTGGCTTGAATAATGCGAAAGATAAAGCGGTTCTCGTTAAAACTGCTGAGGTCTTTGAAGACGCTGTTGCCGGAAAATCTATTAAAATCGGCAAGCGTCATGCTCTCGTGAAAGGTGATATTATTGGAGGCAATGAAGTTACCGCCATAGATTCCTCAAATAAGAATTATGATGTAATCACGATCAAGACAGCTCTTACTGCTGACAATATCGGAGAAGTAACTAAAGGCATTGTTTTGTCTGAGGACGTGCCTACCCTTGGTCTTAACTATGCTACCGTGAAATTGGATTCAATGCCCTCATGTACTCCTACAGTTCAGGCTTATAAGATTGACGAGGCGAGTCTCCCGTATCCGATTAATGATAAGATTAAAAATGAGCTTACTTGCCGTCATCACTTTAAAAGATGGAGATAAAAAACTATGGATTCAATTCTTTCAAAATTAGTTGAACCGAAAGCGTTTGATGCTTTCATTCAGGAAAATATGAAGCGTTCTACCTACGTGGCAGAATGGAAAACGGAGATGAAAGACCCTGAATATTGCGCTGGCAAAGTATATCAGGCTTTTCTTGCTGAATATACTGCCGCAATGGTCGGTTCTGTCATTGATAAGAATGCAGAGAAACCTACTCACCAGATGCCGAAAGCAAGTCAGTTAATCGGTACTGTTGGGCGTATGGGTGATGAGTGGCAAATGGATTTAGATCGTTTGGAACAATTCTTCTATATGGAAGGTCGCTTCCGCAATAAGTCTGCAAGTTTCAGTGAAGAGCAAAGGAAAACCGAATTTGCAAAACTCGTGAAATTCTTGTTTGACCCGTATGAAAAAGCCGTTATCGCTCCGCATAAGCGTTTGGATATGCTCTATTTTGAAGGGCTTTTCAACGGTACACAGACCGTCAGCCTTGATAATAACAAGAAAAGTGGTGTTCAATGGTCTTATCCTTTGGGCGTGAAAACATTCAAAGTTCTTGGTGCTATCTGGAGGAAAGAAAATGCTTCCACGATGACCCCTATTGCCGATGTGATGAACGTTCTCGATTATATCGACAACAAAGGCAAAACCGTGAAGAAAATCAGAATGTCTAAAAAGACGTTCAGGAACATGGTTTCTGCTGATGAAATCTGGAAGTCGTTTACTCTCAAATTGGCTAAATTGAATATTCAACCAGCATCCGTCATTTCATTGGATATGATGAATGAGTACGCTTCCGGTATGGATATGCCAAACTTTGAAACATTGAAGAAGTCTGCAACCTTGCAGGACGGTTCGGAAATCAATCTGATACCGGATGATCGTGTTGTTTTCCAATGCGCTGATAAGGTAGCTGTTCCAAAGATTTCTGACCCTCTGGAATTGATTGATAAATTGCCTAACAAGGTTTACTCATCCTATGATGATAACCTCGTAGGGTATTATCGTAATGAGAAAGGTCGGTTTGTAGATTACGAAATGTGGGCTACTCCCGTATTCGATGGTCGGAATGATTTCTTCATTCTGAAAACCGATGAATCGGAGAAAGGCTAAAAGTTTATAGTTATGACCAATAGAGAGGCAGTAATAGCGGAAATAGAACCTTTCACCATTCATCCACGAAGCATTGATAAGTCAATTATTGATGCTTCAAAGAAAATCGGTGAGAAGATTGACCCGTCAGCAGAATATGATGGAGGTACAGGCGTTGCAGTTGCCTCTATTCTCGTACTCGGCAAATTAAAGGTTCTGGCAAGCGAAAGCGAAGCCGGAATATCAAAGGGTTATTCTGTGGAGAAAATCGCAAAGAGGATAAAGGAACTCGCAAAAATCAATGGTCTTTGCGCTGAGTACTTCCTTGAAGAAGATAGTGTTATTGAGAACTTAACCGATCGTTGGTAATATGAGCTACGAGGACAATATACAGGTATTAGTTTTAGGTGAATCTGGATATGATGATAATCTGAACCCGATTAAGCCGACCGAAAAATGGTTGAATCTTGGAGATTGTAAAATCCATCCGAATGAGAAAGCCCAAAAGGTTACACTTAATGACGGTTCAGATTATATCTATTCCTATTTGATTACGATGTACACTCCTGATATTATTCCCAAAGACGGAGATAAGGTCAGGATAACCAAACAGGATGAGAGCATAAAGGATAAGGTAATGCTTGTAAAGGGTTTCGTAACCGTTAGCAATAAATTAAAAATCTGGTTATGAGTGGAAGTTTGAAATCTCAAGGTTGGAATGAAGTCAAGAAATTCGTTACTGATAAATTCCAGAATATTGAAAGAACCGTAGAATTCACCTTCTTAATTGTAGGTGAAAAAGGGATTGCTCATGGTCGGACTAACGGCTCTTATAAAGACCGGACGGGAAACCTGAGAAATTCAATCGGCTATGCTTTGTATAAAGATGGGGTTGAACTTGAGAAAAGCACCAGAAATAAACAGGCAGATGACGCACTGAGGGATTATTCTTCTGATGCTGGCAAAGGTTATACTCTGATAGTTGTTGCTGGTATGCCTTACGCTCAGGCGGTTGAGGCTAAAGGTTATATTGTATTGTCCTCCACAGAAACATTCATAGAGGATGAGATACGAAATGAGGTTGACAATATTCTGAAAGAAGCAGGTTTGAAAAAATGAGAGGGTTAAAGGAAGTAACGAGCTTAGCCGTATTTCTTCATAGGTCTAAGGAATTGAAGGGGATAAAGGTTTTTAAGTATGAGAAGAAATCCGAATTTTCGGGTGAATATATCGTAGTGAATCATATTCCCTCTGCCGGTTCTGAAGCTGTGAATAATATGATTTTAAATATTAATGTTCATGTTCCTGATATTGAGACCGGAGAGCCTGATACATCCCGGTTCGATGATGTTTGCTCGAAGATTGAAACAGCCCTTCCACCAGATACTTTCATTGATGGGGAATACTTTTCTATTAATGGCGTTCCTGCTTTGCTGAAAGATGAAGATAATACCCATTTCGTAAATATAAAAGTAAACGTGATTTATAACGCATTAAAAATAAAATAATTATGTCAAAAACAGCAGTTTACGGTATTGATTACCTGAAATTATCTCCGGCTATTGAAACCGGAGATACCGCAGGAAATTACCCTGAATTTGATAAGGTGGCAGCAAAATTTTTAGTTACTGCTATTGTGAAGGATTCCGTATCGTTCAATGACCAAGCTCCCGGAGATACCGATATAGAGGTTGAGGATATGGATAACGCTTATGCTAATCTTCCCTCAGACATGGGAAGCAAAGGTTTTACCCTCCAGACTTACGATATGGGGGAAGAGGCGTATAAATATCTCGCTGGTTATAAGAAAGATGGAGATTGGAATCAGGAAACTCCCGGATTTACACTCCCCAATCAAGCCGTTGAGATTAAAACAAAAGCTATTGACGGTTTTCCGGCAAAGATTTTCCAATATGCACGAATGAAGGTTAAAGTAACCAGAACGGGAAATCTGGGAAAATCCGGATTCCCGAATTTCAACCTTGAATTCAAGCAACTCGCCAACCTTGATAAAGAGGGGCGTGAAATTAGCGGGGCACGTCATAAAGATTATGTTGCTTCTGCTCCTGCCAATGGGTAGGAAAATCAATTAACAGGGAGGTGAAAGCCTCCCAATATCGCAGAGTAGAGCAGTTGGTAGCTCGTTGGGTTCATAACCCAAAGGTCATAGGTTCGAGTCCTGTCTCTGCAACGATCAATATTATATGTTATGCAAGAAAATGACGTTCAGAAAAAAGCAGCAGATACCGTAAATGAGAGACCTATTCTAATTTGGTTTGGTCTTATTCCTTTTGTGGTTAGTCCTCTTACTTTCGGTCAAATTGAAGATATTGGAGCAATTGCGGTCGATATGCCTGAAATTGATATAGAGAAGATAGACGGAATGAATGCTGTTGCTGCTGCCCTCAGTTTTTCCGGTGAATCAGGGAAGATGAAAGATATTGCTGTTATCGTGATGTTCCGTAGCATGAAGATGAGGAAATTATTCGGTTCTTTCATAAAGAAAAGACTAACCGTTTCCCGATTCAAAAAGCTACAAAATTACATGGCTGAAAAGATGGATGCCACTTTTTTTTTAACTACTATCATTTTCCTAAAAGGGATAAATCAGATGACGAAGACGACGAATACGCCAGAAGCGACAGCCCTTGGAGTATCATCAGCGGAGTGATGAAATACTACCGTATGAGCTATGATGAGGTGGTTCATAAAAGGTCGTATATCAATATAATGCTTTTGAATGCTTCTATTCCCGGAAGTAAAAGACTGAAAGATGCAAAAGGGGGTGATTCAGAAGCAGTTCAAGTAGAAGGTAAAAAGGTTCACGCAAATGATTTCTTTATATAATGGAAACTCAAGGTACAATAGGGATTAAGGCTACTCTGGACGTAACGGAGATGCAGAGAAATGCGCAGAAATATCTACGTGAGATTGATGCTATGCAAGACCATACCGATGTTGCAAGCCGTTCGGTAGCTACCTCTTTTTCTCGTATTCAGGCGGCAGGGGCAGCTTATCTTTCATGGAATTTTGCGAAGCAATTTGTTTCTCAAATGACCACTATTTACGGGGAGTTTCAGCAACTTGAAATCAAGTTTACCTCCATGCTTCAAAGTGGTGAAAAGGCTCAAAAATTGATGAGACAACTCGTTAATTTTGCGGCTACCACTCCATTTGATTTAAAAGGTGTTTCTCAGAGCGCAACGCAGCTTGTAGCCTATGGTACGGCTTCCGAAGATGTCATTGATAAACTTACCCGTCTGGGTAATATTGCAGCCGGATTGAGCCAGCCTATTGGTGATCTTGTTTATCTCTATGGTACAAGCATGACACAGGGCAAACTTATGACACAAGACCTGAATCAATTTGCCGGACGTGGAGTACCGATCTTCACAGAGCTTGCAAAGGTCATGGGCGTGAATAAGGATGAGGTAAGAGACCTTGCAGAACAGGGGAAAATCAGTTTTTCATATCTGGAAAAAGTTGTTGATAACCTCACCAATAAAGGCGGTATGTTCTTCAATCTGATGAGTGAACAATCGAAGGCTGTAACCGGGAAAATTTCTAATCTGGGCGATAATCTGGATATGATGTTTAATGAACTTGGTCAGGCTAATGACGGGTTCATTAATGGGGCTCTTGATGGTGCTTCTTATCTGGTTGAGCATTATAAAGAAGTTGGTACTGCATTGATGGCTCTTGTGGCTGTATATGGTATTCATAAAGCTGCTTTAATCGCTAATGCCGCCTATTACGGAGCGATTAAGAGAACTGAGAATATTACTATGATAAATGCAGAGGCTCAAGCCCTGAAAGCTCTGGAAACCGAAGAGATCAAAGCGAATTTGACTAAGCAAGGGCTGACTGTTGGCTCTCTGGATTACAATAAAGCCCTGAAAGCCGAAATTCTGGCAAAACAAGAATCGCAGGCAGCATCCCAAAGATTAGCAGCTACCGAACTTGCTACGGCTCAGGCTTCATATAAGGCTGCATTGAAGCGTTCTTTATCGGCTAAAGATGCCATTTGGAGACGTGAGGCAGACCTTGCTTTAGCTAAAGCTGAGGGGAATCAGACTAAAATAAATCTGGCACAGTCCGAATTACAAAAAGCTATTGATGAGCGTTCTGCTGCTACTAAAGCTAAAAAGGCTGCTGCTATAACATTGGCTCAGAAAGCATCTGCATCCGAAGCGGCTACCAATGCTTTGAATACAACAACAACAACCCTAAATACTGCCGGAGAAGTTGCGAATACTGCCGCTAAATCTTTGGGAGTAAGAATGACCAATCTATTAACGGCTGCTACTGCAAGATTGAACGCTGTTCTTGCTGCAAATGTGTGGACTATTGCTGCTTTGGGAATAGCAGCAGTTGGGTATGGAATCTATGAGTTGGTTACTTATCAAACTAATGCGGAGAAAGCACAGGAGAAGTTAAACAAGCGAGTTAGGGAATTCAATTCAGAAACCAAAACGGAACAAATAGAAATAGATCGTTTGTTTGGAAAATTAGATGCTGCAAAAAAAGGTACAGAAGAGTATGAGGAGGCTAAACAAGCAATCATAGACAAATATGGAGAGTATTTGAAGGGTTTGGGCGATGAAAAAACGGCACTTAATGATGTTGCCAAAGCTTATGATGCTATCAGTGCTGCTGCTAAACAAGCTGCCATAGATCGTGCTATCTCGGATGCTAAAATGGCAGCATCAGATACATTTAAGGAACAATCTACCAAACATTATGGAGATCTTGAAAAAGCTATAAAGAAACAGATTGGTAATGAACGTGATGCTTCTGCTTTATATCAAAATATCGTTAATGAGTTAAATAAAAATGGTTCTTTATCGGAAGTTACAAGCCGGATAGTTCAATCTTTTTCTAAGTCTATTTATCGGCGTGGTACGGATGGGATAGAACGCTTATCAAAAATAAAAAATCCAATTCGAGATGCGGTAGATGAATTGCAGCAAGATATTCGAGATTTAAATACCTCTTTTGATGAAGCGGAGCGCGTATTCGGTAAAAAGAGTGTGGATTATCTATCTATGACTTCTGAACAAATACAGATGATTATTGATAATTATGAAAAAGATATAAAAGCCGGTAAAGAAAGTATTGAAATTACTCTTGAATTACCAAAAGCGCGTGAGGCTCTTACTGAGGTAACTAAAAAAGAAAATAAAAGTGCAGAAACCGTAGCTCAACGTAAAGTTCGCTGGACTAAAGAATTGACTGAGGCAGAAAAAAAACTATCAGAATTGAAAGCAGATAATTCCACTGCAACTGAAAAAGAAATCAAGTCTCAACAGGAATTAGTAGATGGTCTTAAAAAGAAACTTGGAATTGATGATAAATCTCTTTCTAAGGGTAATAAAAAGCAAGAGGAAATCAATCATACCAAAGTAGAAAATGCCGAACGTCAGCGTCAAATTGATGAACTTAACCAGCAAAATAAAGATAAGGCTATTCAGGCTGAACTTGAACTTGCTCAGGCTGTAATAGATGCCAAAGATGAAGGTTTCCTCAAAGAACAGGCTCAAATAGAACTTAACTATAAAAAGGCACAAGCCGACAATGCTCGTCGCGCTAATGAATATGTAAAAGCGGCACAACAAGCAGAACGGCTGGCATGGGAAAAAGAGCATCCTGATTACAAAGATAAGGGTGAAATTTTCACGCCAACTACTAAAACAAGAGATGATCTTTCTCCTGAAAATAAAGCTATTCTTGAATCTTATGATAAAGCGGCTTTTGATGCGAAAACTGCCGGAGAAAAGAACCTTGCAAAGTCCTTGTTAGAGACTTATCAAGATTATACCGACCAACGTTTGGCTATTGAGAAGAAATTCAACGATGATATTGAGGCTCTTCGGATTCAGAGAGAAAAGTATGCAAAAGAAGGTGATACGGAGAAGGTTCAGCAAACAGATCGTTCCATTGCTCAGGCTACCACAAAGAAAGGTGAATCTCTCGTTAACTTCGATTATGAGCAGTTGAAGAAATCTCCTGAGTATGTATATGCTTTCGAGAATTTGAAGCAAACTTCTTCCGCAACATTGAATTCCCTTCTTACTCAGTTGGAAGATGCCAAACAAACGGCTGCTCAGGTTCTTTCTCCCGATCAGCTTCGGGAATACACTTCCACTATTCAGTCAATAATGGATGAATTGACTGAAAGGAATCCTTTTCAGATGCTCGCTGACCGGAAAAAGGAACTTGCCGAAGCAGAGATAGAACTTGCAGCCGCAAAGAAGCAATTAGAGGAAGTAAAAGCAGCCGGAGGAAAGAAGCTCATAAGCTCTACTTATAATAAAGAGACGGGGAAGATTGAGGCTACTTATTTAACCGCTTCCGAAGCCATGAAGAAATATAACAAGGCTCAGGATAAGGTAGTTAAGAAAACCTCTCAAGTTCGTGAAGCTGAAAAGAAGGTTACTGAATCATTTGATAAGCTATTCAGTGCCATACAAGATGTAGGGGGTAGCATTGGCGGTTTAACGGGAGAAATTATTTCTATGATAGGTGGTATTGGTTCTACTGTAATGACCGCTATTCAGGGTTTGGAATCCGCAAGTAAAGCCTCTTCTGCGGCTATCCAGACGGTTGAAAAGGCTTCGGTTATCCTTGCTATCATTTCTGCTGCCATACAACTTGCTACGAAAGTTGCTTCATTCTTTGCTGCCGATTATTCGGATTATAACAAAGCAAAAGAGGCATACGAGAGTTATGTTGAGGTTCTTGATACCGTCATAGAAAAGCAAAAAGAGTTAGTTGAAACGCTGACCGGAGAGAATGCTAAAAATGCTTATGAGTATGCTCTTGAGTTGATTGATACGCAAGCGGATGCTGCCCGGGAGCTTGGAAAAGAGCGTTTGAATGCCGGAGCTTCTGCTGGCTCTCACTCTATCGGTGTCCGCATAAGAAAAGGCATGTCGGGTGAGGGATGGAATCAGGCAAAAAAGGCTCTCGGGTCTGATTTCGATAAGTATGGGATAGGAGACGGGCGTATGACCGGACTGTTTGATCTATCGGTTGAGCAACTTGAAAAGCTACGTGATGAAGCTCCCTTATTCTGGGCGAAATTAGATGGTGATGTGAAGGATTATCTCAATGCCATTATAGAGAGTGGTGAGAAAATAGAAGAAATGAATGAAGCGTGGAAAGAAAGCCTTACCAATGTTTCATTTGATTCTGTATATGAGGATTTTCTTGATACTCTTTATGATATGGATGCCGATTCTCAAGACTTTGCGAAGAGTTTTGCAGATTATATGAGGAAAGCCATGATAAAGTCCATGTTCGATAAAAACTATAAGGCAAAATTAGAGGAATGGTACGATCTATGGGCTAAGTATATGGACGATGGCGTTATTGATGATGATGAGCAGAGAGAACTTGATAATTTAAAGAACAGTATTGTTTCCGGTGCGAAAGCTGGTGCTGATCTGATTAACGATCAATTTAAAGATATTTATCAGGAAGGGGCAAATCGTGAAGCTGCTGAAAAGAAGGGTATTACTGCAAGTCAGGATTCCATAGATGAATTTAACGGTAGAATTACGGCTACTAATATGATGGTGAGTGATATTGTACAGAAACTTTCCGCACAATATCCTTTACTTGTGAACATATCCTCAGTGATGGATAATGTAAAACTTTCAATTACCGGAATATCGGTAAATATGTCTGAATTGAAGGAACTCTCTCGAGCCGCAAATAACCATCTTGCCAATATAGAGAATAATACTGCCGTACTCAAAGATATGCAAAAGGATATGATTGAGGTAAAAAGAGGTATTGAACGGATAAACGACAAAGGAATCAAACTGCTGAAATGAACGGGCGTTGTTACATAGATGGGACAGATATTTTTTCCAGATACGGAATTCTTATCGCTAAAGGTGGTCATAATGATTTCCTTACTTTCCCGGCTTTGGTACAACCAGAATCAAACGACTGGCCGGAAGAGGACGGGATAGAGGTTGATTTGTCAGACCCGAAACTTGATGTCAAAGAAATTTCGGTTTCTTTCTATGCTCCGAAATCGGCAGAAGATATTTTTGATTTTATAGAGTTTATCAGTAAGCCGGGGTATCATACTTTCCGTATTCCTTTTTTGGGCGGGAGGGAATGGAGGCTAAGACTTAATACTCAAAATTCTAATAAAATCTATGCTCATTCGGCAACTTTTACATTGAAGTTTTTTGATGATTTTCCGGCTCGTAAGCCTGAGCTTTCTATTCCGGCTGCTGGTAAGGTTATTATCCCTCTTTCTCTTTATGAAATTGACGGAATTCCTCTTTCTAAATATGGAATAGTCGTTTTAAAAGGCAGGGATGATATTTTTAAATCTCCTACAGCAAAGGTTAATGTTTCTAATAAGATAAAGACGGTGGACGGTCAGATTTATGATGCTGACTTACTCGTGTTCAATAGTAAAGATGTAACCCTGAATTGCTCTTTTGTAACGGATAACATTGATAAATTTTGGGAATGTTACGATGCTTTTTTCAATGCTCTTATAAAGCCGGAAGAAAGGGTTTTGTATGTTGATTATGCCTCAGAAGAATATCCCTGCTATTACAAAAAATCATCTGGATTCAAAATATTATCTCTTTCAGATAAGGTGGTTGTTGAGTTCAGTCTCGTATTAACTTTTACAGTATTCAGAGTTAGCGGTACGGAATATTTGCTTGCGTCTGAGAAAGGAGAATTGATAGTTACAGAGGATGGTGAGTATTATATAGATTTGAATTATTATGCCGATTAGAAAAAGGAAAATCAGCGAATTAACGCTTGCTGATAGCATGGTAGGATTGTACACTATTGGCGTTAAGATGATAAACGGTGTACAGACAAGCGTAAAGGTAAGTCTTGAATTTATCAAGAATGCCTATGATGATGTGATTGCGGCTACAAAAAAAGCTATTGAAGCTGCTACTGCCGCAGATACTTCGCGGAAACAGATTGAAGCAAATGAATCTACTCGGCAAACAAATGAAGCGGCTCGTGTTAAGGCTGAAACAAATCGTACTACTGCCGAAACCGCACGTGCAAAAGCTGAAACCGCACGCGCCACTGCCGAGACGGAAAGGGGAAAGGCTGAAACATCCCGTTCTACTGCCGAAACGAGTAGAGTGAATGCCGAAAATACTCGTGTAGAATCCGAAAAGGGACGTGTGTCTGCCGAAAGTTCTCGTGTGATTGCGGAGAAAGGGCGTGTTACCACTGAAAAGAATAGGGTAACAGAATTTGCTACAATAAAGAAGAACGCAGAGACAGCGACCGGAAATGCCAATACGCAGGCTGATCGAGCAAAAGAGCAAGCCGACAATCCTCCACGCATGGGTGAGAACGGAAACTGGTGGCAATGGGATGATACTCTAAAAAAGTATGTCGATACGGGTGTGCTTGCGAAAGGTGGTGTCATTTATCCTACCTTCTCCATTGAAGAGGAAGATATGGTACTTTATATGAGTTTTGAAGATGAGGTAAGCCCGCAACTTATCAAGTTTGACGAAACAACCGGAGAACTTTTTCTGAATGTTGGATAATTTAAAATAAGTATTATGACAAAAATACCTCTTGGTAAGATAGCCTTTACAGATAAAGGAAATTACTCGAATAAGGTCAAATATGAGCGTTTTGATTTTGTTGTTACGGAAGATAGTTGCTATTTATCAATCAAGGATGATAATGAGGGTTATCCGGTTACTGATGCTGCTTGGTGGCGTTGTATTGCAAACGGAAAGGCAGCAACGGCAGCAGCAAAGAAAGCACTTGAAGAAGCTGGAAGAGCCTCAGAAGAAGCAAGTAATGCGAATTCGGCGTCTGTGAGAGCCGGGAGTGCTGCATCTGAGGCGAAAAAACAAGCTGATGCTGCATTATTGGCAAAGAATGAAGCTCATTCCGCTTCTGATGAAGCCCGTGAAATAATTATGGAAGGAAAGGCTCAGATTGCGAGCATGAAAACTGCTGAGCAATCTCTGATGAGTCAGGCTTTGCTTGCTCCTTCCAGAATGGTTTTGAATTATAATAAAGTGATAACTCTCAGAAATCCGGTTTTACAAAAGATCATAGCGGAATTATATCCTTCTTATGTCTTGCAGAATGTGATATTTCAACAGCCTCCTAATGGTGGAGATTCTGTTTATATTGAACCTTCTGGAGAACTTTCAATCAATAAAGTAGGCAAGACTAAGATTCATGTTATTCCTACTCAAAATACGAAGATTTATCAAACGGTAGAAATTGAGGTGCAAGCACCTGCCTTACGTTTAACGGGAGATGGCGCACTCCGTTTTAATTCCGATGGTAGTTTAAGATTAACATAGTATTCATTTTTAAAAAGTATTGGTATGGCATTTACAGCAGAAGAAGAGGCAGATCTTAAAGATTTGATGTCTGCCTATAAAAGAGGTAAAAAGATTAATGAATTGGGAGTATCTCAGGCTGGTATAGAAAATTATACCATTGAAGTACAGGACAATTCGGGAGAATCAAAGAAAGTAAATTTGATGCAAGCGATTAGCACGGTGAATAAACGGATGGCGGTTCGCCGTTGGAATGAAACTTTGAGTACTCCCACCGGAGAGGCTTTTGGAAATATTGATTTCCTTCGTGAACTTCCGAGTTTGCTTGCTCTGGGGTGTTATCTCGTAACCGATGATCGGAAGAAAAAGAAACTTGACCCTACTAATCATTATCGCTATCAAGATGGTAGCCCTGCAAAACTCGATGGTTCAGAAGGGCAATATATGTGGTGTTGGAATAAGCATTATTACGCTTCTTGGAAAGATGGAAATTATACCTATGAAGCGGTAAGCCTTGAACCGATTGAAGGGCATGAGTGCTATTGTGTTCCGGCTGGTGGAGTTTCGGCTCTTGGCGGTGGAGTGCTTGACCGGACGAATTATATCCTTTGCTCAGTAGTTAATGATTCGGCTCAATATCGTGGTGGTGCGAATCAGTCAGCTTGGGATGGGACTTACCGTAGTCAGCTTGGTATGGTGGCAACCTCAATTACTTACCGTGATTTCTCTACTTATGCCCGAAAAAGAGGTGAAGGATGGGAAGCAAATTGGTATGTCGCTCAGGCGGTAACGGGTTATTTATTCAGTGTTATTTTTGGTAGCCGGAATAGTCAGGCTGCTTTTAGTGCGAATAAAGATGCCAATGGATTATATCAAGGCGGTTTAGGCGCGGGGGTTACTAATATGCCGAATTGGGATTTATGGGGTTATTATCCGATTATACCCACTTCTGCCGGAATCGAGCTTGGAGATAGTTGTGGAGAATCGGCTTATAATGTTTTAAAAGAAGACGGAAGTGTTCATTATGCCGCTAAGATTCCCGTATTTTTTGGCTTGAAACATCCTTATGGTCATGTCTGGAAAGTTGTTCGGGGTATTTTGGTGGATGCAGGTGCTGAAAAGACAACTGCTTATGTAGCTCCTTCTCTTTATGCCGGAATGAATGACGCAAGTGTTGAGGGAATGATAAAAGCCGCAGAATTGTCGCGTGCTGAGGGATGGGCTAAGAGAATTTCAATGAATAAACTTTGCGGATTAACTACTGAGATTGGAGGTTCTGCATCATCTTATTATTGTGATTATTTTTATACAAATGCTCAGTCCTATCAGGGTCTTCGGGTTCGTTTGGCTGGCACGAATGCGAATAATGGCTCGTACGCGGGTGCGTTCTG